ACGTTGGTAGATTAACCACAATTCCAATTGCTCAATTGCTGTCCTATCATTCCTACATACAGCACCTTCTGGAGCTTTCATTGGGAAAGAGAATACTGCTGTAGACTCTTTTGCATAACTATCATCCTCTACAGGAATTCCATTATCTTTTAAGTATTGATAGATGGGGTCTTTCTTGTCCATTCTAATACGTCGAATGTAATAAGGATTGTGTCGAGTATGAATGCCACTAGCACTGTCCACCAACTGACTGACAGTACCGGAAGGCTTAACACAAGTGATAGCAGCAGAAGGGTTAATACCAAGTTTTTTAGAATACTCTTCATTTGTTTCCCTACTAATGGTACGAAGTACTTCAAGATTATCTTTTAATGAGTATGTACCACCCCAATCTTGATTCAATAATTGGTTATCCATAATACCAGTAAGACTTACACCCAACAAGCGTTCTTCTTCAGTGTTCTTTTTCCACTCTTCACTAAGGAACTGGAAGGAGGTTAAAGTAGACTGTATAGTACCAAGAATAGTAGCAAGACGGACTTTTCGAGCAAGAGTTTCAAATGTATCTTCTGCACGAACTACAACTTCCGTAAGGTTACAGAACTGTTTATCACGAAGAATAATCTCACTACATGGATTGGTGCCATAAGAAAGTTTCTCTTCTCTACGACCCCATTTAGCAGCTTGCTTCTGACTGGCTACACGATTAAAGATTCCTCGTTCACCAGACTTAGATTTAATAAGGGCAAGCCACTCTTCCATGTAAATCTCAATATCAGGCTTCTCTGTATAAGAAACACTGTTATTAGCAATACGCCGCTGAGGATTAGCTTCCCACCACTGACCGACCTTAGCTTCACGCATACGACGATCTGTAAGATTGCTAAGACTAATAAGAGCAGACCTACGAACTCCACCAACTACAACAACTTCACCAATCATACACATCAAATCATGTACTTCAAGGCTAGTAAGTTTACGCCCTTGTGCTTCTTTAAAAGTCTCTACAGTAAAATCAAAGAGACGCTTTAAAGGTTCTGGACCCGATGCACGACCTCCAAAAGTAACAAGCCTAGAACCACTAGGGCGCACCAACCTGAAATCAAAAGAAGGAATATCTCCATCAAATAACGAAGAGATGAGTTTCTTGTAGGCTTTTGCCCATCCACGTTTACTATCTCCTACAACAATTACATCATCAACATAATCTAAATCTTCTGGGACATTTGGAAGTTTACAGATTTCATTTCGTTCACAACTGAAACCTACTCCAGTACCATTCATTAGAATGTAGAGAGCCTCTGAGAAAGCCCTCTTATTATTTACTGCCATATAAGCACAGTTGTAAGCAGCAATATTATCTCGTTCACATGCTGCTCCAGCACTCATCATCAAGCGCATGGAGGGCATAATCTCAAGATTCAAGATTGCTTCTTTAAGTTCATCAAAGATATTATCTTTATGATCTTCCATATACTTATCTGACACTGATATTTCAAGATAAGTAATTAAACGCTCTACAGTTTCTTCCCAAGTCTCACGACGTTTTTGTTCTGGAATATATCGAGCATAGCGACTACGAGCTATGATCCCTTGATAAATACTAGGTAGTTCAGTTTGTGTCATTAAATTCACCGGAAAATTCATCATACTTATCTTCAATACGATCAATGAAACGAGAAACCAAGTCCTCAGACGAGATTTCCAATCGTTCCATCAATGTAATTTCATCCACATCTTTTAGTTTCTCAACTACTTCAACTAATGTTAATGGCATTATTTCCTCGCAACTTCTTTAACTTTTTCCATAGTACGAAGACCACCAAGACCAAGCATACCTCCAAGCATAGTAACTAGTGTTCCAAGATCAAGAGAGGGAAGAATAATAGTACTTCCTACAATTGCTGCACCCCACATAATAAGGGGAGCTACTAGAAATTGCATGGCAAGACCAATACCACATACCCAACCAACAAATGGTCGCCAACCGGAAACTAACAAAGAGGGATTTGCTGCCTCTACTTTATTAATCTCAAGTTGTCCAGTAAGACCAGCAAGCTCACCAGTCTTTTCCATCTCAAACAACTTAAGTTTAGCCTCTGCTGCCTTCACAGGGTCAGGCCAAAGCCTGTCAATCAATTGACTACCAATACCAAGTACTGCTGTAACTGGATCAAATACCATTATTTATCCCATCCTTTATAGAAAACAAAATATAGTGTTGCTACTATTAGCAAAAGAACCATTAGTTAACATTTACAAATGTAGTAGTCTTTTCAGCTTTCTTACTACGGAACCAATTTCCACAGCCGGAACACTGAAATCTTTGGTATTTACCGGCATGAGTGAAAGCAAAACCACGTTTTTGATAGTGGTTACTACCACAGTTAGGACATACCAGGCCTGCTTCAGTATACAAACCGTGGTTTGCATGGTTTTTAATCCAAGGTTTAAGTTGATCGTAAACTCCTTCAAGAATCACAACATCATTTCGATTGTACTCTTCCATGACTGCTTCATCCTTCTTATTACCATTCATACAGCCAATCCAAAGTTCAAAGGAAGTATCATGTTTCTTACCTACTCCAAGTTGTTGTGCAACATAATCAAGCTTGTTACTAACAAAACGGAAGGCCTTCTTAACTGTCAAGTATAAGTCAATCTGTTTAGCAGGAGAAGGGGGAGGAAAACCATTAATCAAGAACTCACGATTCAATGTAGGAATATCAAAACGATTACCATTGTAATGAATAATAGCATCTGCTTCTTCCATTAGAGCATGAATCTTACTGAGCATATCTTTAGTGCCAGATTTCCATACGGCATCAAAGATAATTTCGTCTGAGTTGTACCATTTAGCGGAGAAGCACAAAACTCTACTACTATCAATAAGTTGCTTAATAGCTATGTTTTGGTCCCAAAGTCCCCATACATATGCTGTGTTAGGGGAAGTTTCACAATCTAAAAATAGAATCTTTATAATATTTCTCCTTTATGTGTCTTCCCTTTGAGTATATTGTATATAGTCACGGGGTCAACTTTAAATCTTTTTGCTAAACTTACTACACCATTTATATTTCCTCTAATAGGAGAATATATATTACGAATTACGTCAGCTTGCTCTTGTGTTACTTTACGTCTAGACTCTACTGTTTTAGCACTTCTTCCTTTACTAGCCCTATCTTTATTATTTTTATCCCAATCACCAGCAATAAGATGCTTTGGATTAATACATCTAGGATTATCACAAGAATGCATAACTACTTCTGGAAGAAATCCATTATAGAAACTAAAGACTATCCTGTGTAGTCTCTGTCCTTGTATATGACCATACCCATTCTTATTTCCTTTTTGTCTATGGTCTATACACTCAGCACTGTCTTCTAGTACCCTATAATCTACCTTTGGTGATCTAGCCATAAATATCAACCAATAGGATTTTCAAGGGGTTCTCCACAAAAAGGACAGGAGGAGTCCTGTCGATTAGTTTCTTCATACATATCTTCTAATGACATTACTTGGATTTTCGTTTAAATTTACTAAGAAAAACTAATGCTCGTTGTACAAAATAAAACGGTTTCATTATTTCATCCATCCTTTCGGTATTCCCTTGCGGAAATCGCACCACTCAATGTTGTTTTTATCACACCAATCTGCATATGAAGTCTTTGAAGCTTTACTAATACGAACATCAGGATTCTGAAAGATCATTCTAATTATAATGTTTGGATTACATTCTCTAACTAGAAGCATCTTCTTGCGATCAGAGGAAGAGAAACGACCTTTACTCTCATACACAATTGATGTGTCAGTATTAATTCTCCAGTCTGGTGTATAAGTACGTTTAGTTTCAGGAACCACATACTTTAGTTTCAACTCTTCATATCCGAAATCAACACCATTCCTATCAAGGTATTTGGCAATTTCATATTCAAAGTTAGAGCGGAAACCATTAATAAGTGCATCCTTTCTTGCTCGACGCTTACTTATTCGCATATCTATCTGAAAACCTCTCATTCTCTACACGTTGTATCCAGAGACAATCTACATTCATCCAGAATCTCTCTGCTGCTCGACTCCAAGCTGTTAGTGTATCAGTGTCTGTTAGGTCATATAGATTAGATACTGTAGCAAACATCTCCTCCTCTGTCTCCAGAGAGTTAATTATTTTCGCGGCTTTAACAGGCCCAATTCCACTAACACCGATAATGTTATCAGACGTGTCTCCGATAAGGCATTGACGATAAAAAGCTTTAAGACCGTCAAGTTCAGATACATCAGTAAATTCCTCTTTAATAAAGTTATAGTGCTTTCCAGGAACCATCATTAAGTCTTTATCAATCGTGCAGATAATAGACTCGTCTGTTTGATTGAATCCTAGTGCGTCGTCTGCTTCGTAACCGTCTGTTACTCGACTGTGCCATTCTGTCACCAAGTATTCTTTACAATCATTGAGATACTGAGGACGAACTATATTCCTTCTATTAGCCTTATATTCTGGATTAATCTCATTACGGAAATTAGTGTCTCCAGAAAGAAAGGATTTATAACTACCTGCTTTAGTAGCGTCTAGAATATTCTGCATCATCCTATCTACTCGAACTAGGGCTATTTCTAGCCCATCGTTCTCAGATGCAGCAGCGTTCCTATAAGCCACGATGTCCGCATCGACGAGGGCTATAGTCATTTAGAAAGGTTTCTCTTCCTCAGTTACTTTAGGAACAGTACGTTGGGGTTTATTCTCATCCATATAGAGAATGTAGTCAGGTTCATTATCACCTTCTTTTTTATAGGAGTTCTTAAAAACTTTAAATGCAAGTCCTCCCATACTACCAGAGAAAAACTTCTCTCCATTGTCTCGTTCTTTCAACCACAAACCAGACAACCTAATCATTGCTTAGGATACCCTGAAACAATAATACCAGTATCTTGGAATTGAATCACAAATTCAAAATCTTGGTGTTCCTTTGCAGATTCTTCTAGGAAAGTCTCAGCCTTAACCAAGGCAGGTTCAAAATCACTATCCAATACTACTGGAAAGAATTGTTCATGTTTTATCAGTTGGGGTGTCATTTACTTCCTTTTGTGGGGTTTGCCATTCTTGAGCAGGACGCTCTGGAGGACGCTTCTGACCAAAGATTTTATCATAGTTCTCTTGATACTCTTTGGATGGTACTTTACTTACCAGTCTTGCACCAGTAATTCCATTAACATCTGTCATTATACAATCTCAGCAGAGTCGTCTTGGAAATCACCGGAAAAACTTTGTTTCCCTTCTTCCTTACGATAGACATGTGCTTCATAAGTCTTTGCTAATGCAATAACATCTTCTACTGTGAACTCAGTGTTAGCTCCAGGAGTCAATGTTGCAATCGCTGCATTGATTGCACTTTGGCGTACAATATACAACTGCTTAAGTACACGTTCTTCTGGAGTCTCATAGGTATTCTTAGGAGAAGCCGTGGCTGCACCAGCTTTAGCTGTAGAAGCTTGTTGTGTTGCTGCTTGTGCAGCGTCCAACTTAACTACTTTAACCCATTGCCAGTAACCCTTAGCATCCTTCTCAGAGGTTACATCCAGAACATCACCATTCTTTGCTGCTTTAATTACATCAAAGGCTTCTGGAGCATTGAATGAAACAATGTTCTTACCAGATACTTTACCATCTTCACCTTTATAGGCTACTTCTGCTTTATCGTAGCCACCATTCTTGCCTGGCATGTGTTCAACTGTTACTGACAAAATCGAGATTTGCATTAATTTATTTCCTTTTATTAATTAATTGGTGGGAGCGAGGGGACTTGAACCCCTATGTCAAAGACGACGGATTTTAAGTCCGTTGTGTATACCAATTCCACCACACTCCCATATTTTCAACATCTATTGTAGCATGAAGATTTAGTTATGTCAAGACAAATTATTCGTTTTCAAGGGAAAACTTAACCTCCTCTATATCAGACATATTAGGGCCTATGGCCACCTCACATCTTAGCGGGAGGTCAAAAGGTTTCTTGAAGACTTTCTCAAAATTAGCTGGTAAGTCTCTAAATACTTCATGGAACAAACGTACTACTCTTTCTACTTCATAATCAGGTACATCGACTACAATAGAGTCATGGACTGTATTGACTAAAACACCAGCAATACCCATAGCAAGAAAACGCCTATGAAAAGATACCCTGGCAATAGCCATAAGGTCCGCTGCGAAACCTTGAACGATGTAGTTTTTGATTGTGGTTTCAGGCCAGTCTCCTTTCCAGTTTCTTTCATACTCATATGTCCTTCCTGTATATGGATTAACAATACGTCCTGTAGTGGACGCTTCTTGCATTAATGATATCCACCACTTATCCCAACCAGTGTACTTATCATGGAATTTATCAATGGCATTTTGCCAATATTTCTGAGAAGTACTTACATGGGTGAAATCAGGGTCACTTGCATATGAGAAACAAGTACCACCATAGATTAGTCGAAATAAGAATGTTTTCGCAACCAATCGTGTAGGAAGTCCAAATGCTTCTACATTAGCCGAGTGAATATCGTAATTGGCAATCAGTTCCTTGTATGCTACTGGACAACCAGCAAGAAATGTTCCTGCGTACCACTCAATTGCTTTACCGTCACAATTAACTATCATCCGATATCAGAAAGTAAACAATTTTTCGTACTTCATAATACCAGTAAAATTCTTTTGGGTCTATCATAGATAGTTCCCAATCTGAATCTTCTTCTCGTTTAAAAATCCAAGCTATTTTAGGCATACCTACTCACACAGAAAGTCTTGGTTATTGGATCAGCATTTTGAAGATTGGGTTTACTACTACTCAGCCGTCCTGTTACAACTGCGGATTGATTTAGTTGACCATGAATCATATTTGGTTCCCAATTGTGTTTGGTAATCATATTTGGCCAACCAGTGAGATAAGTACCACGGAGTTTGTCAAGTTCCGAATACTTCGTGATAAGAGCCACAATCTTTCTTGACTCTTTAGTATGTTTCAATGAACGTAGAACATCTTCATTCGTGAACCATACTGGAGGGGAACCTACAGGTTTCTTTGCTTCTGTATTCTTTAGTGGTTCTACAAGCCTTGGGAAGTCATAGCCCTTCTCAACTATTTTGTATCTTGTCTGAC